ATGCGTCGCAGGGTAGACAGCAAAAGATACTGCCTTCCTTTGATAGTCGTTTAATCCCTGCACAGGTTGGTTTCGCAGTCCATCTGCAAAAGCATCAATATCATCCTGACTAATCATTCTTCTTCCTCTGTTAGTATAAAAGCTGCATCTAACTCTGCTAACCTTTCTAAGTTATCTAGTATCTCATCCTCGAAGGCTTGGATAAACATAAAGTTTGTTATCAAAGCAACCTCTGCGAGTTCTTCTACACTGAACCTCTCAGCAATACGAAGCATAAAGTCTTCATTCATTTAACCATTCCTCTGGTATCTCCTTGTCTGAGTAAAGGAAACCATTCTTCTTACACCAATCTGCGTATGACGACTTAGCACCCTTATATAATTTAGCCCTACTGTTGCTGAATACAAACCTAATGTCATACTCTTTTCCATATTGCTTTTTAATCTCTAGGTGCTTACGCCTATCGGCAGCTGTGAACCTCCCTTTTGTTTCTACTATGATACCGTTGTGAAGAACGAAGTCTGGTGTGTATGTTCTAATCTTAAAGTCTTCCCACTTGATCTTGGTTTCTTCGTAGGTAAACTTGACCTTCTTCTTCTTTAGCATCTTAGCTGTTTGTTCTTCAAGGCCAGACCTATACCCAGCCTTGATTGCTTTCTGTCGAGTAGTTAGTTTTTTATTCAATGGCTACCTCCACTACTCTCGGTGTCTTGACTGTCTTTGTTAAGTAAATAGGAAACGGAATGGAGGCATACTGATAGGCCTTCAACCCTTCGCCATCGTTAGAATCTTTCCAACACTCTTTCTTATAAGGACAAAACACACAACCCATATCAAGTTTCATGTTCCCTGTTTTAACTTCCAGGGTAGGTTCGTAACACCGTTCAGGTGGTGTGTCAGAGGCAAGAACCTTAGTCAGTTCGTCTACTCTTGTCTGTGTATCTGGTAAGATATCTTTAGAAGGTTGGTAGAGAGACAACGAACCATCTACTTTCTGCATAGCTAAGAAAGCTGCACCCTTACTCTCAGGTACTGCCTCATTGTATGCAGATATCTGTTGTAGATAACCAAAAGGATCATCGAAAGGTAGGGTAGCTTTAGCAAACTTCTTGAAGGCATAAGGGGAAGCTGACTTAACATCAACAACGTGACCATCAATTACTGCATCCATACTCCCTCTTACACCAGCTACCTTTACTTTGTGTTGCTCGTGTGTCACAGTGTGACCAGAAAGTTTAACAAGAGTAAGAAGAAGTTCTTCGATCACATCCCCATACAAGAACTTTAGTAGTGTGTCACCCTTGAGAGGTGCAGTTTCTACGCCTTGTTCTTGATACCACAACTGCCTTGCTGGTTTCCCTAGTGCCGACAGTCGTAGAGTAGGTCCACTCCCTTTTCTTGGTTGTAAACGTGATCGAAGTAGTTCCTTCATGCTATCACCAAAGGTAGAGATAACCTTCTCGTTTTCTTCTGTGGTTGAGTAACCACCAGTCAACACACCATAGACATCTTCGATCAGGCTATCAATACTCTTAGACATTTTACTGTTCCATCTTCTCTATTAGTTTATCCAAGTACCACCGACTCTTCTTTAAATCTTCCAGTGGCTTACCTTTGTATCGGTAACGGTGAAGATACTTTTTGGAGTTACCCTCCAAGTATCCCAAGAACATCTGGAAATCCATGTTGTCTTCCATGTAGATGATGCACTCGATTTCACCAGTACCGTAGTGAGCAGGGTTGTTAACCTTGTCTTCAGTCTTCGAGGGCAATACTAAGTTCCTCCTCTGGGGCTTTCTCTACTGCACTCTTAGTTTGTTCTGAACGAAGAACAGCTGAAGGTTTTTCGTAGTCTACCAATTCCATAACCTGGCCAAAGTAGAAGAACAAACCCTTATTATCACGGTCCAAGTCTTCGAGGTGTCCTAGCTTAATGTTATTGCCGTGATCACCTGCACCGATACTTACAAACAGGTTCATCTTAGAACCGTTACCTACTAAGTCCTTCGTAGGATTACCAGATTTGTCAAAGACTTCACCATACCGTGTCCAACCAGTCCGTGTTTTCTCATCCGCAGTAATTTTTATAAAATCTGCCCCATCAAAGGTACTGTCCTTATTATTAACAGTCTTGTTTAGTTTGTAATCTTTCATAAGGTTTTCGATCTGTTCGTTAACCTTCACATCAACAGAGTAATGTAAATCTGTTGACTTCCACTTAGTAGTAGGCTCGTGTACCTTAGCCCAGCTTACTTCTACATTCTTTAGTACGATTTTCTTATCAGCCATTTCATTACTCCTTGGCGTTAGTCTGTTTGATTATTCTACTACACACATTATGTGGTGTCAATGGGTTTCTAACCAATTCCTCCCTATTTTTGCTTCACCATCCATAGGGCAGTTAAGTTTAAAGAAACTACCTGCATCCTTGATGGCTTGTACTTGTATCTCTCCTAGTCTTTGGGCTTGATCGGCAACAACTTCTGTCTGCCACTCATCGTGTACCCAAGCACACTGTTTAAAGTTAATGTTCTCCTTCTTAGCTTGCTTCTGCCAGAACACATTGGCAAGACGCATGATGACTGTCTCCCCTCCCTGTAGGTAAACAGAGAGAGCAAGGTGATCACTACCGATACGAAGGATACGACCATCAAGGCCCTTCATCCACCCCATACTGGCAGCACGTGACGCCTCACTCTTTAGTCTCTTGAGTGTAGGCAGTGCCTCGTAGAAGTTCTTCATAGCTACGTTAGCCTGACCACCATTACATCCTAGTATCTCAGCAATCTTGCCGACACCTGCCCCTAGTAGGAAGGCATAGATGAATGTCTTAGCTGTTGGTCTGTCCTTACAGTGACGACCTAACGCATTCATGTTGAACGTGTGTATGTCTCCATCAATTACTTGCTCAGTGTACACAGGATCGTTCATGTAGTGGGCAAGTACACGTAGCTGGATACCTGCTGCATCTGTACCCACTAGAAGCTTACCCTCAGGAACCTTGAAGACCTGACGACACTCAGCTGCGTACATACCATCCATCTTCCACAGGATACCTTCCTTACCGTGAGGTACTGATGGAATGTTAGCCATGTTAGGACCACGGTGTGCTGCACGGTGTGTGACAGCCCCTGTAGTGATCACTGAACCGTGTACCCTGCCATCTTGTTGTGACTTCTCTAACCACTCCTGAGCCAGCTTCCAACGTGTCTCTAGTACCTTCCAGGTTTTCAAACCTTTCACTGCCTGAGGTGCTGTGTCTGGTATAGTAGCTAAATTTTCTGGGCAAATTTTATAACTCTCACCTGACTTAGTCTTAACTGTTGGCTTCCACCCTAGTCTATCAAGGCGTTTGTTAATCTGTGTAGGTGAGCCTAGATTAAATTCTTCCCACATAATCTTGGTGTAGTCTCCTTGTACATTACATCCTTCCATCAGTTGATTAGCAAAAATATCACCATCCTTCTTGTACTTGAGGGTGACAGTTTTTGTTGGTACTACGATAGGAACCATAAACTCTTTGATCTCTTCTTCGATACGATTAGTTTCTTTTAGACAGACAGTGTAAATTTCTTGTGCGAGATCAATGTCAAGTTCAAATCCATGACGCTGTTGCTCACACATAATGGCGTGTACCATGTGTTCTAGGTTGATAGAAGCCTGGCTGAACTTAGTCCCTTCCTTTAGTAAAGTGTTATACAGTAACTCTGTTACCTTAACATCTTGCTTGCAGTAGGCCTTCATCTCCTCTGTGTACACTTCAAAGCCACCAGTGTAGTCGTCCTTGAAGTCACCTAGTCTCTCACCCCATACCTTTAGGCTGTGTCCACCCTTACGTTGTGGATCAAACAAACGAGACAACACTAGGGTGTCCACTGTCTTGGACAAAGGTATCTTGTAGCCCCATAGTTTCTCAATCACTGGGATATCATAACCTATACCGTTGTGTGCAATCCACTTGGTAACCTTGGATGCAAACTTAGCAAAGGCCTTAGGTCCAGTGATAACGTAGTTGCCTTTGACGCCTACCTCTTTAGCCACGACAACGTGAATCTTGGTGGGGTCAAGGCTGTCTGCCTCTAAGTCAAAGACTACTTCCATGTTCTTATCCTTCGTAGCTTGTTAGTCGGCCAGTGTGACGTGAGTAGACTAGACTATCTGCTACCCCTGTCTCGCCAGTGAACCTGTTCTTGATCACACGTACCTTAGTGGTGTTACGTTCTAGTTCATCCTCTGCCTGTGTGTTACGTTCCAAGGCAATGATCATGTTGGATAGCTGTGCAATACCAGCAGTGCCTCGAATATCCTGTAGGTTTATAGTACCCCCTTCTTCAGGAGACTTGCGGGACTTGTCACGGCTAAGGTGTGACACAATTAGTAAGCAGATGTCTAACTCAACAGTCAATGTCTTTAACTTAGTGACGATCTCATCCAGTGCCTTACGTTCATCCTTTGCGTGGTCACTTACCACGATGCTGATGTGATCCAGGATTATATACTTGCAGTCACATGAACGAGCCAGATAGCGGACCATGCTAACAATACGTTCAACAGAATTAGAACCGAAACTATCATAGAGATAGACACGACCGCTCCCAAGAGTTGCACTATAAGACTCATCAAATTCTTCCTTAGTATATTTTGTGTCAGGTAGGTGCAACATCTTAGCTGCGTGAATAGACATCATGCCTAGCCCTGTATCTCTTACAGGTTCCTCAAGGAATAATGTTCCTACACTTCCCTTGTCTTCTTTAATTAAGTGATAAAGTATTTCTCTCATCACCTGTGTCTTTCCTACACCAGTACCAGCCACAAAAGTAATCAACTCACCAGTGCGTAGGCCTTTAGTCATATCGTTTAGACCTGAGAAGGGGTAGTCAACTGCTGCAAACTGAGGTGGTGTGTTAACAATATCGTACAGTTCATTTCCTGCCAGGATACCATCAGGTGTAAAAGGTCCAGCCTTTTTGTGGCTGTCAATGAACTCACGTTCACGACCCTGTGTGATGTAGTCGTTAGCATCTTTAAGGGTCATCTTTACAAGGCGTACCTTGCGGGGATCAAACAACTCAGCCACACCAAGTGCAGCCTCCTGTCCTGCCTTGTCCGTGTCGAAGCAGATGTTAATCTTCTCGAAGCTATCCAACCACTCATAATTTCTTTTACAATCTTGAACAGCACCTGATGCACCGTTGATTACAGACACACATGGTTCAGACATGAACATCATTTGGAAGGCAGCCATCGCATCGAACTCACCCTCTGTGATGGTGACAGACTTACCACCCTTAGAGAATGCTGACTGACCAAACAAGTCTGCCTTGGCGTTACCATTAAACTTAAATGTCTTCTCTTTTAAACCTCGTTGTTTAAAGCCTGTCGGTTTACCTTCAAGGGTGTAGATCAACTTGACCTCATCCCCTGATGTTAGTGCTCTGTACTTCTCAGCTACTGCCTTAACCAAACCTCTTGAGGGGATAGCTGAAAGCGTACCTGTCATGGGTGGTAAGGGTTTGACTGCTGTTAGGGTTTGCATCTCTGTTGTTTCCTCTTGTTCATCTGTAAACGTCTTAGTCTTACAGACATGACAGTACAAGCCATCCTCATACTGGTATGCACCATCACTGCTCCCGCACTTTTCGCATGACTGGTGTTTCTTGTTGGCATAGTCCATCGAATATTTCAACT